TCACCGAGGGAAGGTCACGTAAAGCCCTGCGGTACGCGAGCCATTCTTTATACAGTGTATCCTCGATCTGGTAATCTGTCGAGAAAACCCAATCCACCTCGGCGAGCCGTCTGTTGCGTTCTTGGCGGAATTCCTTAAATAATTCTATCTTTAGGTGACGCGGGAACGCTTCGTCGTACGCTTCCTTAGAAGGTTTTGTATATCCTTCTGGAAAAAGGATATTTTCATACGTATACGGTCTATTTATGCTGAATCTAACTGGACTGTCCCGAATTAATTCTTTTACAGCAGAAGAAGCCGACATGGCTTCCATCATATCTCGCGTAAACTGCATTTATATATACCCACAAATTAAGCCACGTGATGCTGACGCCTTTCGGGAATGTCGGAAACCCATAAGAAAAACGCCGACCCGTGATACGTATTGTACTGCCATGCACCGTTACCACCAGTCCCATCGATGTATATTCGTATATTCTGTGTTACACAATTCGTAATAGGGATGAGTGCGTCGGCACTCGTAGACATCCAACCGCTAAGAGTATAATTAACATGTCTTTCATCGTGACTAAGGTCTACGGTCGTCCCCGTTCGTCTTTGAATAAGAATATTACCACTTCCACTTACTATACATTCCATGTGTACTTGATACATACCGTTCATAGGAGGTTGATAATACCCATCTGTGGCCGAGTTGGCAACAAACGAACCTGGGTAATTTGTATATACGTATTGATCGTAAACGATTGATTCGTCGAATACGTACGAGTTCGTATTTCTTTGACGCGCCGCATAATAAGGTACACTCGCGAATAACCGACCGCCAACCCGTAAGTCTCCTCTCACATCCAACTGAGCTTCGGGGACTTTCCCGATACCGACGGCCGTGTCGCTGATGACCATGGACCGCCCGGTTCGGCCGAGGTTGTAGAGTTTCTTGACCTCCGAGGGTTCGAGTGCGACGTTGTAGAGTTTGAAGTTGGAGATTTTGCCATTTACAGACTCTGTTCCATCAATCCTTGCTCCAATAGTCAATGCTGAATTCGCTGGTAGGGATGGTTGTGTGACCGTCCCTGCCGTAGCTCTGGTTCCCGGAGCTACCAAAAGTTCAACACCATCAACCCAAATTTTTCTACTCACACCGACTTGTCCACCCGTAACACCGGAATCTGTACCTCCGTCATAATTAGCTACAAGATGATACCACCGGTTTAACACAGGTGTCCACGTGAATCTAACATCGTTAGAGTAAAAAAAGAATTCTATTTCATCTTGACCATTTACTAATTTTAGACCAATTGAGTCATTCGAGGCGTTCACACCATATTGTGTTAATCCAATATGCCCCGTGTTTACCTTAACATTTACCCAAAGTGAAATTGTAAATGGATTGAATCCACCCACAAAAGATATTGATTCTGCTCCTATATAATCATCCGTCCCATTAAATACGAACGCTTTATCGGCCGACGAATAGTTCATATCCGTCCCATTAAACGTCCCATGATTCCCCCGCCCCGAGATATCTGTGGGTGAGGAATTGACGGTGGTATCGAAATCCACCACCAACTTCTCGGGTCTCGGGGTTTCCGTATCCACATCGTATCGCGAAATGCGGGGAACATCGAGGGACCTTCCTAGAGACAGCGAACCCTTATCGAGGGTCGTGGGACCGGGGGTGCCGAAGAGACGCCATTCTTCTATGGCGACGAAGCTGGCGGAAGTAGAAGGATACGCGGCGGTGTTATTTTTCGTAACGACAATTGCGAAATGACTATACGAATCGCGTGTATCAAGTGAAAATCTTTTAATATCTGTTTGAGACGACATACCCTGACCAGTTCTCGAGTCAATTTGAACCCAATTCACATTATCCTTAGACCCGTAAATGATAAAATCACTTGGAGAATCTGCATATTGGAAATCTGTACCAGTTGCGTAGTTCCATGGAGCTAAAGAATACCCTTTGAGATAAATTTCATATGGCATACTCAACTGTAACGCAGCACCAATCGGTGCACCACCATGATGTTTTTCTGTACCTTCATACACACCCGTTGATGTGTTATAATCACCTCCTGATATATCTGGGCCATTTAACCAGGAGTTATCACCGTTATTGGCATCTGTTCGATCTTTATTGAAAGCTTTCCATGCATGATATTTTGATGTACCAATTGACCCACCATGTGATGTAGCACTCGCCTTAAACACACCGTGACCCTCTATATACGTATCAAAGTCAGTCATCCCCCTAGGAGGATACTCTTGAATCCGCTCATCTCCCGCGAGTTCCAATTGACCCGAGGGTTCGGTGACCCCCACGCCCAAGTGTCCCTTGTACAGGGTCACTTGGGACTTGGACCCCAAAAAGTAATCCTTTTGGTAGTCGTAGAGTTCTTGGATCTGCCCAGCATTCAAGGCCTTGGAGTAGAGACGGAAGTTCGCGATGGAACCGAAAAACTCATTATCCCCATTGTTTCTTCGTCCTAACTGTAACTGTAAATTGGAACTTGGTAAAGCGAGATCGTCATACAGGTTGGCTCCGAAAGTACTTACTACGGTTAATCTCACACCGTTTACATATAAATTCCTATTCGTTCCGTCATATGTTGCGGTCAAATGATACCAATTATCCTTTATAAGGGTGTTTTCTGGTATAGAATATCTAATATCATTGTTCCAAAATAAAAAACTAAAATCAGTTTCTGTGGAAGAGTCTAACCTTACACCAAAGACTTGATTTGTAGCTTCCCCCGTTGAAGGGGCCAGGGATATTAATGAACCACTATTTAATTCACTTGTTTTGAACCATAAACTCGCACTCAATGGTATATTTCCCTGTATAGAAGATGAAATAGGACTAGTGAATGTATCAGTCCTGGTCGTATCACCCCCAAACGTCCACGCCTTGTACTCATCGTTGAAGGTTATAGTTCCACCAGCGTTTGATATAGTCGCATTAGTTGCTGTTCCAGCCTTATCATTGACCATCGAGGTTACACCTGTATAGTCTTGCCCATCATAGTAGACCTCCAACTGGGTCCCCGTGGTCGCCGGCACGTTGTACACGGACTTTAGGGTGGTGTCTAGGGAGCCACTGCCTTCTTCGTAGCCGTAGTATTCGAGTTCGCCGATATTCGTCACACCAGATGTCGCACCCGTCACGGAATATGTCTGTTTAACAACCAATACAAACTTATTATGATACGCCGTTGGATTTGATATATGAAAAGTTTGAACATCTGTTAAACTCTGTATAGCTGAAGTTGTATATTCTTGTATTCTATCCCACGAAGTTCCATTATATCCATAAATGACGAATACTTTTGGAAATCGACGTTGAGAGTTTGCTAAGTTATTTCCCTGGTTTCCAACCTTTAGAACGATACTTGATAATTTAATAGAATTTGGTAATTGGAGTTCTACCCATTCACCCGAATCACCCGTAAAACGCGTGACGCCACCATCCGCCAGACCCGTATCTTGATTGTAGCCACTATCAGTTCTCCAACCAATTGTCGTCGTGCCATCGGGGATTATACCATCGAACGCACGATAGGCTGCATAAGCATCCCCGCTCGAGCTTTCTTCACTCTTATCCACAACATATCCACTCGTACTCGAATTATCATCGGTGGTCAAAGCCACCTCCGGGTACTTCCGCAGGGGTCGATCGTGGGGTCCCGTGTATTCGGTGACCACGTTGGAGTCCACGAGAACTGAGGCAGGGTTCGCGTAGAAGGTGTTCCCGGTAACAGTGAGGTCATCTGAAATGACGGCGTTCCCCGTAACGGTTAAATTCGAGGAAACGAGGGCGTTCCCGGTGACCGTGAGATCGCGTCCTACCGTGACATTCGCGGTTGTCGTGAAACCCGTGGTCGCGTTGTCGAATTGAAGTGTATTTGTAGTGACATTTCCCTGATTCGTGATGCTCTGTAAACCGTGGGCTACATCTACCGTGATACCTCCTATATTAATTCCCTGTGCATATACGTTCCCTGAAACAACCCGAAGGTGTGAATCCTTGATGTTCAAAAAGGTACCCAAATTGTTCACGGACATCTACTATTTAGGGAGGTTTTTTTAAACGACACAAAGCCAACGGCTTTTGTTTGATACGAGCGGGTTTTCTTACAAAGTGGGAAGCACTTTGGAGGAAAATGTTTCAGTTTAAGGCATTACTTTTTGTGCGTTTCTTTCAGCTGCAGATAACACTGGTGCGGCTAATACGATTTCATCTTTTGTTCCCGATACAGTTTCACCGTTTTCGATGAGACGTTTTACTTCATCTTGAAATATCTTTTCGAGTAATGTGTTCGCTCTGTGTTGTAACCAATTATCAAACCACGCCGTAATATCTTCTACATCTGTTTCCAGTGCCTTTTTTTGAGCCGCAGAGATTGTGGATGTTACGTTCATATATATGGTGTCAATTTTTTCTTTTAAACCACTAAAACATTCAGATCGAGCTCATTAACTTCAATATTATTTTCGATACTACTCGCATAGACATTGATCGTATCACCCGAAGAAACAGCACCCGACCACGACAATACTATAGGTTTCCATTGGTTAGTATCATTCACATTACCTAATTTAGCCACACGATGTCCTACTGAACCGGCTGTGACTTCCGTGCTATTTTTCCTAATGTTGAAGTAAGCAGCCTCTGTCTCTGTTCCGTTTGTTCCACTGAATGCAGACATTCTCCACAATCCAGTTACGTGAACATGAGCTATACCATCTGCGGATATTGTCACGGTTTTTAAATTTTGATTCGCATTAGCAGTTGTATAATTTATACCCGCGTTCTTCTGATGTGTCGCTTGTTTAGTGTTGTATGATATCGTTCCATTCACGTGTAGTTTAGCAGTCGGATTCGTCGTCCCGATGCCGACGTTGCCGTCAACATATAACTCACTATACGCACGAACATACCCTTCTTCAATCCTGAGGCAATCGGGCAAGGCGACTACTGTTCCACCCGTGACGTTGTCTTTCACCCGAAGTCGCATGTATCCAGTAGTTCCGTCGACACCACAATCAATCCTTCCAGCTGAACCATCTTGGTCGGGTACTCTATCCGCGTGATTGAAAGTGAGGTTTGCGTTTCCGTCCCCATCGTTTATAGTAAGCCCGAGCTTACCACCCGTGCCGACAAGGAGTCTGTTACCGCCGACCTCGAGCCTGCCACTACTGTCGAGTATCATATCTGATGTACCAGTTTCGTAATTTTCACGCGCAGCATGAAAATGAAGTATCATGTTACCACCCGTACCAGTAGCTTTGGCTGACATCCCAGCGTAATGTGGTGGGGTCCCACCTGCATCTTTATTCTTAAACAGATAGGCACCTATAAAAGACCCATCACCCACAGCAGATTGATTACGCGTGGCGATATACTCAAACCCTCCACTGCTCGAACCTTCGAGGCGTTGTCCCCCATTTACTCCTACTGGATCCGTCACCCCGATGCCGACGTTACCACCTTTTCTAACGACTAAACCAGTTCCATCTGACATACTGTCACCCCAGTTTCCCATGATCATGTACCCGGTTCCACTTCCGTCTCCGTGAAAATATTTCACTATTCCAGCTGTGTCAGCTGCTGCACTAGGACCTAAAATCATTTCTGACGCTACCGTCCCGGTTCCATCGTATACGTGCAGTCTCGCACCAGGACTTGTTGTCCCAATCCCAGTGTCCCCATTCGCTTTCACTACAAAATTATATGTCGAACGATCATCTTCTATTCCCACTGCAGATCCATTCTGTCCCGCACAAAAATCAGAATCTGATGCAACGGCTGTAACATCTTGTCCAACCCATAAGCGACACCCGTTTCCTGATGACCGAACAGCAAAAATCGATCCCGTACTACCCGGATTACTGGGTGTTCTCAGTGTGATACCGCTACCGGAAGCATTGTCATTTGAATTATTTTCAAAATAAACATCACCTCGTCCAACATCCATGGTTATTGTTCCATCTGAACCACCGAAACGCATACGCTCCACGTCACCACCGCCAGAAGACGTACCAGTGGCGATCACTACGTCACCATTCGGTGCGCGATTACATAACATAGGGTAAGATGCATCCAGGGTTTTATTGAATTGCAAAAAATACCTGGAAGTCTCCGAATCAGATGTCTCGTTTGCGTGGTATACGAGACCTTGTCCTCTCAATTGTATCTCACCGTCCACGTCCAGTTTATACACGGGTGTCGTCGTCCCCACCCCCACCCTGTCATTCACAGAATCGACGAAGAGAGTGTTCGTGTCGAAAGTCACGTCACCGGTGAACGTGGGTGCATCAGAGAGAACGACACTCCCCGTTCCGGTACTGGTCGTCGTTCCGGTACCACCGTGAGACACTGCGAGTGTCCCCGTAATCTGGGCAGCTGGGACCGCCGTCACGTTACTCGCGTCACCGTAGAGATACCCCGCGGTGACGTTCCCTGTGACGACGATGTTACTGTCGACGACGAGACCCGTGGTGGGGTTCGTAAACTCGACCGTATTCGACGTGACCGAGCCACCATTCGTGATTAACTGTAGTGTCGGTGCTACTGTAAAATCCGTCGATACGTAGATGTTTCCACCATTCAATTTGAAGTTTTCAGCTTCAAGATTTGAGGTCCTGAGTGTTGCGTTCGTGACATCAAGAAATCCCGTCGGTGAATAAATCGGCATTTCGTCTACTATTGAATGAGGTTTTTATATTTATACATCCGCCGTATTCGTGGAAGGATACGCTCTACCAGTTCCCCAAATGATTCTTGCACCCCCTACAGCACCATATGAACCAAAACGATTTGTATCATCTTCACATCCCCCAGCACCAGCACCGTGGTTTCCACCATTACCACCAGAAACACCATTTCCTCCCCCCGAACCACCCCTACCATACGAGTTTGTACCACCACCCGCACCATTCGCGCCTCGTCCATATAGTCCTGTGCCACCTCCACCGTTATTTTGGGTGCCTCCACGGGATTGCCCACCACCACCACCACCACCACCGTTAGCGCCTGAACCACCAACACCACCATTACCAATTCCACCATTACCACCATTACCACCATATCCAGCAGCGCCACCACCGCCACCGCCGCCGTTATTGCTACGAGCACCACCACCAGCTCCACCATTTCCACCACCCGACGATGTTATAGGATTGTATACAACCCACCCCCCTCCGGCGGCATTCGCGGTTGTTCCATAACGACCACCAGCGCCACCGTACGCTCTCAACATATATGATCCAGCGTACTCTATGGAAGACGCACCCCCCGGCCCTGCAATGTTGGTTGTTGAATTTACATTAGTGCCACGAGTTCCACCACTTCCTACTAGGACAGTCACGGTCGAACCCGGGGAAACCGAAAATGTTCCGTACGCGAGACCCCCTCCACCACCACCAGCTCCAGAGTATTGACTGGCACCTGAACACCCCGAACTTCCTCCTCCACCACCAATAACGACACAACTTAATGATGTTACACCTGAGGGCACCGTGAAATAGTAAGTCCCCGAGCTGGTGTATATCTCCTGTCCTGCTACATCTGGCACCCCAAATCCTTTAGGGTTTAGGACTCCTATAAATGGTCCTATAAATGAGAAGATACTTATCGGGCCTGATGATGGCGCAAAAGTTCCATCTGAGAATGATTCGTTGTAATACTCACTCAAACTATACGGTGATGTATCACCCGCATCTGTACCAATTGATTGTAAATCAAGGGTTGCCGTATATTTCTTGTTCAGGTAGTCTTCGACACTGGTGTATTCGCTGGAAGATAGTGTGCGGTTATACACTATGATTTCAGCAATCCCCCACGTCGATGATTGTGTAGATTGATAACTCCCGTAATTAACGGATAATTGTGCAGAAGTTCCACCACCTATACCGGAACCTCTCGTTACACCATTAGATCTGTATAAGTATCTTTGGTCTGTAGAAAATACCCAATTGTTTCCATGCACATCTACAGATGTATTTGTCGTAGTCCAGGCGCCGTGATGAGCTACACCAGATTCGCCAGAGTGAAACCCCGAAAGCCAATTGCCACTAACTCCGTCAAATATGCGATTTCTATGTATTGGTTGTCCGATCGATTTGAACGTGATGTTTCGAATACGATCTATAGCCTGTACACCACCACTTCGTCCAGAGAATCCGAAATATTTTGCCGTACCGTGATATGAGCTAAAAGTCGTTCCGAAATTATTGGTTCTAGTTCCATTGGAAAGCACAGTTCCACTTGAATTTCTGATAGTAGCTGTAAAATTTCCATTGATATACGTAATTTTTATAGGCATCCATTGGTTCATGTTCAATGTCGTTGTAACAGAACTTATAAGAGTATTTGTGGAATTATATATTTGAATCGTATCCCCATTGTAATATTCCCAACTTATATAATGTCCGCCGTGTCCATCAGTTCCCGTGGGAGCATTATTTGTTGTGATAGGGTTCGTTGCGTAAAATATGAAACGTATATCATCCGCACCACCATAAGTAAGTGGATTTATGTAAATTTCAGCATCTACTTCCCACGAATCACCCATGGTAAGTTGCCAAGACACAGAACCGTTTCTACTCGTACCAGCGTGACATAATTCAATGTATCCTCCAGATGCCGAGGTGGTACGGGTTGCCGGTCCGTTATTAGCGTTACCAGTTAACGACCCCGTAAACGGTGTACCCGTTTTTTGATCATCAAACGCGTAGACGGTCGGCTCAACCTGGTAATATCTTGCTACGTGAAAAAGGGTATAATCGTTGGCAGTGCCGGACATTACAGCAAGTGGAAATCTTAGACGCTCACTCTGTCCACCATACAAGAATGGTCTGGGACCGCCTATGATACCCCCATCTGTAGTTGACCGCCGGATAGTACCCACTAAATCCGATCCAGTTACGTGATTATTATTCCCCGAAAGATCTGTCCACTGAGTCATCGCCGACCCAGACATCACGGCGCTATCACCAGTATACCAACCGGTTAATCCCGATAACGTTTTAGGGAACGATGGGATAAAGTCCCCCATATACATTATGAGGATAGTTTTTCTTTTAGATTTTTAACTTCATTCGACAGTTCTTTTATCGCTTCGACAAGAATACCGACCATGTTACCATACGCTAAACCATACCCTTCTTCTTCACTTCCGACCACGGCTTGGGGTAAAATGTGTAACACTTCTTGTGCTATGAGACCCGTGTACTCGGTACCATCTTTATCGTACGTGTATCCGTTAATTTGTTCTAGTTTTTTTACGGAATCTTCAATAATTCGTAAATTTGTTTTCTTACGCTTATCCGAAAAAGCTGTAACATTTCCAGATGCATAAATATTACCCTCGACGTGTAATGTATGTGCCGGGTCGGACGTCCCGATACCGACGTTACCACCAGAATAATGGATTTCGGTCGAGTTCACGGTGACCCATTGTGACGTCCCGCTACCACCACCACCACCGAATGTCTGTGCGACCCCATTGATACGCAAACTTCCCGTGAGGTTTATGTCCCCGTTGACGTCGAGTTTATACCCGGGACTCGACGTCCCGATACCGACGTATGATGCGGTGCTGGCATCTTGTATGACCACTTTACCACCGGCTCCCCCAGAGCGAATATACCAATCTCGATTTGCGCCGTAGTTCGCGTGCGATGTACTCTGACCAGCCTCATACCATTCAACCTCCCCCTCGAAGCGACTTGTTCCATTAACGTGGAAGAGTCTTGCCGGTACAGTCGCTCCGATACCTACCTCGCCGGTCGATGTAATCGTCATACGCTCGATGGCATTGGTCCACCCATCTACCGTGTTTGTATGAAATGCTATACCACCACTACCAACTGAATTCCAGAAATTGAGACGATTGCTTGTCATCCCTATAGCACTTTCTTGAATGGCACCATCCTGCCAAAATTCTATCCGGGGGTTATCACCCTCATTATTGTTATCCGTATCAGCTTGGAGAATTAAACGACAGTCGCCGACAGTGCCTGATGATACATGTAAGGTCCCCTGTGGGCTAGACGTCCCGATGCCGACGTTACCCGTTGTATAAGAAATAACACTCCCCGATGTTACCCACGGAGATGAACCACCACCATACGTCGTTCCATTTTGAGTGAGCGCACCCGTAAAATTGATATTCCCTATGACGTCTAGATTGTACCCAGGTGTAGACGTCCCGATGCCGACGTCACCCGTTGTATAAGAAATATCATTCCCCGATGTTACCCACGGGGATGTACTACCACCCCCATATACCGATCCATTTTGAAAGAGCGAACCCGTAAAATTGATATCCCCCGTAACGTCTACACTTTTGTTTATATGAAGTGTAAATGGTGAATACTTGACGACAAATACATCATAATTACCCGCATTGGTTAATGTTGTAGTCCCGAGAGTGACACTATCGGTGTAGATTCCAACCACATACAAATTCCCTGCACTATCCGTGGCGATACCTTCGCCATAATCGGAACCCGTTCCACCTATACTCGTAGCCCACTGAATTGTACCACTCGTGTCATACTTGACGACGAATCCATCATCAGAACCTGCATTGGTTAATGTTGTAGAGCCGACAGTGATAGTAACGCTGTATTTTCCAGTCACATACACATTTCCACCACTATCCGTTGCGATACCTTGTCCCTGGGTGATGTTCGCTCCACCTATACTCCTAGCCCACTGAACTGTACCAAGTGTGTCATACTTGATGACAAATGCATCAGTTGAACCCGCACTGGTTAAGTACGCATTATATGCGAGATTCAAATCACCGGAGTATTTTCCAGTCACGAACACATTCCCATTACTATCCGTTGCGATACCATATCCGATATTGTTGCCCGTTCCAGCTATACTCTCAGCCCACTGAAATGTACCACTCGTATCATACTTGGCGACAAATACATCAGTAAAACCCTGACCGCTTAATTGTCTTGTTTCGATAGTGACACTACCAATGTATCTTCCAATCACATACACATTCCCTGTACTGTCCGTGGCGATACCTTCGCCAGAAACGTTGGCCTCTCCACTCATACTCCTAGCCCATTGAAATGTACCACTTGTGTCATACTTGGCGACAAATGCACTAGAATTCATCGCACTGTTGAATGATGCAGACCCGATAGTGACACTACCATTGTATTCTCCAATCACATACACATTCCCACCACTATCCGTCGCGATACCATTTCCTTCAGCGAAGCCCGTTCCACCTGTACCCCTAGCCCATTGAACCGTACCATTTGTGTCATACTTGGCGACAAATGCATCAATTGAACCCGAACTGGCTAAGATCGTATCAGGTGCGAAAGTCGCAGTACCGGAGTATATTCCAGTCACATACACATTCCCATTACTATCCGTTGCGATACCATATCCATAAATGGAGCTCCCTCCACCTATACTCGCAGCCCACTGAACTGTACCACTTGTGTCATACTTGACGACAAATGCATCAAAACCACCTGCACTGTCGAATGATATAGACCCGATAGTGACACTACCACTGTAACCTCCAGTCACATACACATTCCCACCACTATCCGTTGCGATACCATATCCATTATCGTTACTCGTTCCACCTATACTCGTAGCCCATGAGACATATGGTACACCGTCGGATACTGTTGTTGATATAGTCGTTGTACCAACTTCGAGGTTCGATGACATGTAGACGTTACCCTCAACCGTTAATCCCGTAGGCATTATAGTCGTCTGTGTGTTATATTTAATGATCAAACCTATACGGTCGTCTGAAGATGAATTGAAGGTGGTTGTGCGTTCTAACGTAACAGTGTCATCTATAGTGATACCCGGACCCGAAGAACCCAACTGGGATACACTTCCACAAACGAATATATTACCATTTGAATCAAATGCTATTCCCCTTCCATAACATTCACCACTGGGAGAATCAGTTACTCTAACTCCCTGCACGGTGCCATCCGTGTCATATATAACGAGGTAAGATTCGACACTCGTTTTGGTCGGTAAAGCAAAATTATTACCAAGATCTTGATTACTATTCGAAGTGTATCCGCCAGTCACGAAAACGTTTCCATTAGAATCGGCCGCTATACCATAACCATGGCTGTTAGTACCAGTACTCGCAGTCTCGAAACCATCCGCCCATAGGGGTGTGCCATCCGTGTCAAATTTAATTGTAAAAATGTTATAACCAGTTGAGGAAGATACTCCGGGTACAGTGACACCATTACCCCAGGATTGAGGGTTGCTTGAACCGGTGTAATCGTATGTTCCGGTCACATATACGTTTCCACTGGAATCGGTCGCGATACCGTAACCAGTCGTATATCTACTATGTAAATTGTTAGCCCATTGAGCTGTGCCATCCGTGTTGTATTTAACTACAAAAGCATCACGGGAACCTAAGCTGGAACTTAAAGTTACACCGTTACCTAGGGAAATGTCGGGAGCTTGTGGATTTTCGTAAGTACCAGTCACATATACGTTTCCACCGGGATCAGTCGCGATACCATAACCAAAACTAGACGTATTAGAATAACCCAAAGTGGGTATACTATTTGCCCATTGAGTAACACCACTGGAATTATATTTAAGTATAAAAGGGTCTTGGGAATTACCTGTTGTAGGTAAGCTAATACTGTTACCGACACTTGTCGTACCAGTAACTTGGCGATTCCAGCCAGTTACGTAGACGTTTCCGTTTGAATCTACCGCTATACCATAACCTTCAGAACCTTCCGTAGATTCGATAGCGTTAGCCCATTGAGCAATGCCATCCGTGTCGTATTTAACGGTATAAGCGAAATTTAGTTCCAAGCCACCCGGTAATGTAACGCTGTTACCAAGGTCTATAGGGCCTCCATAAAATGTGTTATAAAAACCAGTCACGTACACGTTTCCACTCGAATCGGTCGCTATACCCCTACCTACACTTTCATAACCAGATATGTCTTTAGCCCATTGAGGTGTGCCAGTCGAATTATATTTGATAATAAAGGAAGTGTCATATTCTAACGTTGCTGGAAGAGTCACACCGATACCGAGGCTCCATTGTGATTCTGATCTATAAAAACCAGTCACATACACATTTCCATTGGAATCAACTGCAACGTCTGCTACCTGGGCACGACTGAAATAACCATTATTAAAAGTCTCGCTTTCCAACAGTGAACCCCACTGAGACGTGGGTGAACTAAAATCCGTCGTAATCACAGTGTCAGACACGACATGTAACGCCGCGTTTGGTGTATTGGTTCCAACTCCAACTTTTCCTGTCGTATAAGAGATATCACTCCCCGATGTTACCCATGGCGAAGACCTAAACGTCGATCCGTTTTGAGTGAGCGCACCCGTAAAATTGATATCCCCCTCGACGTGGAGGTTCGAGGACACATACGCGTTACCCTCGACGTGGAGGTTAGCGTCGGGGTTCGAGGTCCCTACACCGACCCTATCATTCACTGTATCTACATAGAGGGTGTCAGTGTCAACAAAGAAATCACCATTTGAACCAATTCTAGCTTTTTCGATGTTACCTATGCTGAAACTAAGCCCTTGACCCACCGTTGAACTTATATGCGTAGCACCAGCCGCAGTCTGTTTCAATGCAAAGTTCGTAACTGTGTTGTGGTCAACATGTGCGAATGTTGCAGCATCCGATGACCCCTGACCTGTTATTATCATCCCTCCCATATTAGGGTGGTTTGGACAGAAGTAATAAAGTGTATCAGGTGATGTAGGTGATGTTGGTATAAATAATATTCCACCCAAAGTTGATTCCGTTGCGGCAATAATCGTATTGTCACCACCGTGTGTTCCATCCGGGGTTGCGGAAATTTTCAGTGGGTGGTCTGCATACTGCAGAATCGAAGCTTGAATACCGGTGTATGTAATACCCTTTTGTAAATATAAAGTCGGTTGTGTAACACCATTCAATGAATACTTGTTACCATCGGCTGTAGCCACAACTGTTAAAGAACTTAAAATGGTTGTGTCTACTTCACCAGCTGGTACGCCGGGTACGTAACCTATAGCAGCTCTACCCAAATAGGATGTTACATCCTGGTCACGACCAGCTCGAATAGACCCATTTACATTTAGACTTATGGGATTTGCAGTCGCTGTTTCCATGGTAATAGTCGAATCCGATGCACTACCTTGTGTGTACCCAATCTCGAGTGTATCCGTAGATTCGTCAAAGATTATACCGACGTTACTGGACCCCGATGGACGTGTCATCACGATTCCAAGATCTACGATAGGCGACGCCGTGTTATCTTTACCAATTTCGATAATCGGGTCTCCAACTCTTAAATTTTCTGTATCAACGGTTGTTGTTGTACCGAGTACGGTCAAATTACCTGAAACTGTCAAGTCTCTCCCCACGGAAACATTTGCGGTCGTGACGAGCCCCGTAGTTGTATTTGTGATTTCGATTGTATTTGATGTAATATTACTAATGTTTACCACGTCATCCAATGTAAGTGTAGTTAGTTTCAATGCGTTTGATGCCAAATCGGTTTCGAGGGATACGATCCGCGTAACATTCGACGCAAGGTTCGACCAAATATCTGCGTTTGAGGTTTCGAGGGATACGATCCGTGTAACATTCGACGCGAGGTTCGACCAAATATCTGTGTTTGAGGTTTCGAGGGATACGACCCGCGTAACATTCGACGCGAGGTTCGACCAAATATCCGCGTT